GAACCGGCCGAGTTGAAAGCCCGGTTCCCTCAAAGGACCTCTGGTGACGATGATGGATTGGAACCGGACCAAGCGGGGAAGGAGGCCACCCCATGAACACCATCCAAAAACGCAAGCAGGACCTGGACCAATCGCTCTATGTTGATCTAGTCCACCAATGGAAGGCCCAGCGCCCCCGCCGCCCCCATGATAACGTGGTCCGTTTCCCCACCCGCGCAGCACAGAAGGAACCGGAGGACAAGCCCATCCCCCAGGGTCTCACCGTTGGCGGCACGGCTGCCATCCTCCTGGCCCTCCTGGCGCTGGCGGCGGTGCTGATCGCTCTGGGGGTGGCGGGATGAGAGAACATCTTTACCGCCTCTGCTGCGGTTGCCGACGTTCTTGGAATGTCTCGATCATCGACCCAGGCGATAGAATCTATTACTGCCCCCAGTGCGAGGCCAGAAGAAAAGGCCCCATCCGCAGCCAGCCGACCAAAGCGCCTGCGGATGAAGCCAAAACCAATCCCAAAGGGACAAGCCCATTGTAACACGTCCCCGCCGGGAATGCAAGAAATTTGAAAGGGGAGAGCGCCCATGAGAGCGTCCCTTGTCCCTATGTCCCCAGCGGAGCGGACGCTTGCGGAGCAGAACATAGCCCTGGTTTTCCGTTTCCTCCGGGCCAAAGGACTACCCTATGACGAATGGTATGACGTGGTGATCTTCCGCTACCTCCTCACGGTGCAAAAGTGGTTCCGCCAGCCGGAGCTATACCGGTATGAGTTTAGCACAATCGCATGGAAGGCCATGCACAGCGCTGTGGGCCATGAACGGGAGAAGGCCGGCCGTCGAATCCAAGCAATCAGCCTGGACGATCCCATTCCGGGAACAGAAGGGCTTACCTGGGCCGATACCGTCACAGAAGAAAACCTTATTTATCAGTGATCAGAAGGGACGTTATCCATGGAGATTACCTACGATTTGGAGTTTCTGCCGGAGAAAAGGAGCAATACCCAGGAGAGCGAGGAGGTCACGGCCATTAAAATATTCCTCGCCGGGAGGCAGAAGAATATGTGCTTTCGTTATGACAGTGTTAAGCAGGCCAATAGCCGGGCCACCGCGATACGGGCCTTTCGAAAACGGCATAATCTTCTGGATATTTTCGATTTCTACCGCAGAGAAAACTGTGTCTACGTTGTGAAGACAAAGAAGAAAGGATGACCCTCATGTCAGTCAAAATCACCCAATTTGAGGCCGAGAACGTCAAGCGCATCAAGGCCCTCCACCTCACCCCCGCCCAAAACGGCCTCACCATCATCGGCGGGAACAACAACCAGGGCAAGACCTCCGTGCTGGATTCCATCGCTTGGATTTTGGACGGGGATCGCTTCCGGCCCACCCAGGCCTATCGAGAGGGCTCCGTTTTGCCGCCCCGGCTGCGCATCACCCTGTCCAACGGTCTGATTGCCGAGCGGACCGGCAAGAATTCCAGCTTGAAGGTAACGGACCCCAGCGGGAAAAAGGCCGGGCAGCAGATCCTCAACGAATTTGTGGAGGAGCTGGCGCTGAACTTGCCCCGCTTCCTCCAAGCCTCCGAGAAGGAAAAAGCGGAAATCCTGCTGCAAGTGATCGGCGTAAAGGACCAGCTTGTAGCACTGGACCGAAAAAGCAGTGAGATCTACAACCAGCGTCACGCCATCGGCCAGATCGCGGACCAAAAGGCCAAGTTTGCCAAGGAGCTGCCCGAATACCCCGGTATGCCGGAAGCCCCTGTTTCGGCGGCAGAGCTGATCCGGAAGCAGCAGGAGCTCCTAGCCCGAAACGGAGAAAATCAGCGCAAACGATTTCTGACCCAGAGCCTGGAGGCCCAGGCCCAGCAGCTGCAAGCCCAGGTGGCTGCCCTGACAGAGAAGCTGGAAGAGACCAGCCAGCGTTATACCCAAATCCTCCAGGACCTGGAGATTGCCCAGAAGGACAGCGCCGACCTCGAGGATGAATCTACGGAGGCCCTAGAGGAGAGCATCCGGGCTGTGGAGGAGACGAACCGGAAAATCCGCTCCAACCTGGATAAGGAAAAGGCTCTGGAGGACGCCGCCCTGTATCGGGAGCAGTACAAAAGCCTCACCGCCCAGCTGGAACGGGTCCGGTCGGACCGTCAGGCCCTGCTGGAGGGCTCCGCGCTGCCGCTGCCCGGCCTGTCCGTCGAGGATGGGCGGCTCACTTACCAGGGTATGAACTGGGACAGCCTGTCCGGCAGTGACCAGCTGAAGGTGGCGACGGCCATTGTCCGTGCGGTGAACCCTCAGTGCGGCTTTGTGCTCCTGGACAAGCTGGAGCAGATGGATCTGGGCACCTTGACCGAGTTCGGGCGGTGGCTGGAGCAGGAAGGCTTGCAGGTGATTGCCACCCGTGTCAGCACCGGCGGAGAGTGCTCCGTTCTCATTGAGGACGGCCAGACCGCCGGGACCCCATGGAACGCCCCGGCGGCTGTGCCCGCCTGGACGCCGAAAGGAGACATCGTATGAAAATCACAAGAGGGATTTTAGACCGGCCGCAGAAGATCGTGGTCTACGGCCCGGAGGGGATCGGCAAGTCCACCTTCGCCGCCTGCTTCCCCGCGCCGCTCTTCCTGGACGTGGAGGGCGGGACCCACCGCCTGGACGTCGCCCGGATGGACCCGCCCCCGGTGAGCTGGGTCGGCCTGCTGGAGGCGGTGAAGGAATTTTTGCAGGAGAAACCGACCGACTTCTCCACACTGGTCCTGGACACTGCAGACTGGGCGGAGCAGCTTTGCACGGCGTCAGTCTGTGCCAGGTCCCAGAAGCAGGGCATTGAGGACTTCGGCTACGGAAAGGGCTATGTGTACCTCTCGGAGGAGTTCGGCAAGCTGCTCAACCAGTTGGAGGACGTGGTCAAGGCGGGATACCATGTGGTGGTTTTGGCCCACGCGAAAATGCGCAAGTTCGAGCAGCCCGACGAGCTGGGCAGCTATGACCGCTGGGAAATGAAGCTGAGCCGCGGCGTGGCCCCCATGGTCAAGGAATGGGCGGATATGGTGCTCTTTGCCAACTACAAGACCATCGTGGTGGCAGCGGATGACAAGGGGACCAAGCACAAGGCCCAGGGCGGCGGCAAGCGGGTGATGCACACCACCCATCACGCCTGCTGGGACGCCAAGAACCGCCACGGCCTGGCGGAGGAGCTGCCCTTTGACTATTCGTCCATTGCGGCCTGCATTTCTCTAGGGGCAGACAGGACGCCGCCTCCGGCCTCGGAACAGCCTCCGACCTCGGCTCCCGCGCAGGCTCCGGCCCCGGAACCCGCCCCCGCGCCCCAGGCTCCGCCGGAGGCAGGTCCGGTCCCGCCCGCCCCGCCACCGGAGGGAGGCCCCGTCCCTGCCGTCTTGCTGCCCCTGATGGAGGCCCGGCAGGTGACGGAGGACGAGGTGCGCATGGCCATCGGCCAGACCGGCTATTTCACCGAGGACACCCCCTGGTCCGCCATGGAAGAGAGCGGCTTTTTGGAGGGCTGGATTCTCCCCAACTTTGATTACATCGTCAAAACCATTGAAGCAATGCCGGACCGTCTGCCCTTTTGACGGCCCGGAGAAAAGGAGGAATCATGGCAGAAAATACACAAGGCTACGCCCTAGACTGGGAAAGCGAGATCGACACCGACGGCAAGGACTACCTGGTCCTAGAGGAAGGGGACTACAACTTCCAAGTGGTAGGCTTCGAGCGCAAGCAGTTTCCGGGGGGAAAGAAAATCCCGCCCTGCAAAAAGGCGGAGCTGACCCTCCAGGTGACCACCGACGACGGGGAGGCCACCTGTAAGGTAGACCTGATCCTCTACTCCACGATGATGTGGAAGATCGCGGAGTTTTTCCGCGCCATCGGCCAGAAGAAGCACGGACAGGCATTCACCCCCAACTGGGGCGCCGTGGTGGGTTCTGCGGGGCGGGCACACTTCAAGCCCCGCAGTTACGAAAAAGACGGAGAGCAGCGTCAGGCCAACGACGTGGCCTACTTCTACGATTACGAACCGCCGGAGACTCCCGCCGCCGCGCCGCCCGCCCCAGCCTGGAACGGAGGGAAGGTCTGATGGAGTTACGGCCCTATCAGCAGGAGGCCATGGAGGCCGTACTGGAAAAGTGGGAGGAGGGCCAGCAGCGTCTGCTGCTGGTCCTGCCCACCGGCTGCGGGAAAACCATCGTCTTTTCCAAGGTGGTGGAGGCCAGAGTGCGGCAGGGCAGCCGGGTCTTGATCCTGGCCCACCGGGGGGAACTGCTGGACCAGGCAGCGGATAAGCTCCTGCAGGCTACGGGCCTGCGCTGTGCCGTGGAAAAGGCGGAGGAAAGCTGTCTGGGGTCCTGGTACCGGGTGACTGTCGGATCGGTGCAGTCGCTCATGCGGCCCAAGCGCCTGGGCCGCTTCCCTGGGGATTACTTTGATACCATCGTGATCGACGAAGCGCATCACTGCCTGTCGGAGGGCTATCAGCGGGTGCTGGAGCATTTCTCCGGTGCCCAGGTCCTGGGGGTCACCGCTACCCCGGACCGAGGGGATATGCGCAATCTGGGCGAGTTTTTCCAGGCCCTGGCCTATGAATATACCCTCCCGGAAGCGATCCGCAGCGGCTACCTTGCCCCCATCCAGGCGGTGACCATCCCGCTGAAGCTGGATCTCACCGGGGTGGGGGTCCAGGGAGGTGACTTCAAGTCCGGGGACTTGGGCGGAGCCTTGGAGCCTTATCTCGTCCAGATCGCCCAGGAGATGCGCAATTACTGCGCTGGCCGAAAAACAGTGGTGTTCCTGCCCCTGGTCAAGACCTCTCAGAAGTTTCGGGATGTTCTGAATCAAAACGGCTTCCGGGCCGCCGAGGTAAACGGAGAATCGGCAGACCGGGCTCAGGTCCTGGAGGACTTTGATGCCGGGAAGTATGACGTCCTGTGCAACTCTATGCTCCTCACCGAGGGCTGGGACTGCCCCAGCGTGGACTGCGTGGTGGTCCTGCGTCCCACGAAGATACGCAGCCTTTACAGCCAGATGGTGGGCCGGGGGACCCGTCTCTATCCCGGCAAGGAAAACCTACTGCTGCTGGATTTCCTCTGGCACACGGAGCGCCACGAGTTATGCCATCCCGCCAGCCTGATCTGCGAGAGCGACGAGGTGGCCCGAAAAATGACCGGCAATCTTCAGGAGGCAGGCTGCCCTGTGGATGTGATGGAGGCCGCCCAGCAGGCGTCAGAGGACGTGGTGGCCCAGCGGGAGGAATCTCTGGCCAAGCAGCTCTCGGAGATGCGGGCCCGGAAGCGGAAATTGGTGGACCCGCTGCAATACGAGATGAGCATTCAGGCGGAGGATTTGTCGGGATACAAGCCCGCCTTTGGCTGGGAGATGGGACCCCCCAGCGACAAGCAGCGCCAGAGCTTAGAGCGTTTCGGCATCCTGCCCGACGGGATCGAGAATGCCGGGAAGGCGTCCCTGCTCCTGGACCGCCTGGAAAAGCGCCGGGAGGCGGGACTGTCAACGCCCAAGCAGATCCGCCGCCTAGAGAAGTACGGCTTCCGTCATGTGGGACAGTGGAAATTTTCTGAGGCGAACCAGATGATCAGCCGCATCGCCGCCACCGGTTGGAGAGGGGCCCCGAAAGGGGTAGACCCCGCCAGCTATCAGCCGGAGAAGGAACGGTAAACGGGTATGGGACAACAGGACCTGCGGCCGGCATTACAGGCCATCGACCCCAGACAGTTAAGCTATCAGGACTGGCTCAACGTAGGCATGGCGCTGAAAGACGAGGGCTACAGCTGTGAGGACTGGGACACCTGGTCCCGCCAGGACCCGGAACGGTATCATGACGGGGAATGTTTTCGCAAATGGGCCAGCTTCCGCGGCGCGGCGGCGCCGGTGACCGGGGGGACCATCGTGCAGCTGGCCCGGGCGCAGGGCTTTGTTTCCGCCGGCGCCCAGGGCGGCTATGAACTGGACTGGAACAGTGAGATCGACACCGACGATTTGAAGATCGTGGACACCGGCTGGCTGGAATCCAAGGAAGTGGAGGAACCCAGGGACTGGGACCCCGCCCGTCAGCTGATCCGATACTTAGAAACCCTGTTTGACGCTGACGAGACTGTGGGCTTTGTGACGGAGAGCTGGCAGAAGGACGAGAAGTATCTCCCCACAAAAGGGGTATATTCCTACACTGCGGGCCAGCTCATTGAGAACCTGAGCCGTTGCGGCGGGGACCTGGGAGCAGTGCTGGGAGATTATAACCCGGCGGCGGGGGCCTGGATTCGCTTCAATCCCCTGGACGGCAGCGGCGTGAAAAACGAGAATGTCACCGAGTTCCGCTACGCCCTGGTGGAGTCAGACACCATGGACATTGAGCGGCAAAACGCGGTGATCCGGGAGTTGGAGCTGCCGGTGGCCTGCCTGGTCCACTCCGGTGGAAAAAGCCTCCATGCCATCGTCCGGGTGGAGGCCGCCAACTATACCGAGTACCGCCAGCGGGTGGACTACCTCTATTCCGTCCTAAAGAAAAACGGCATGAGCGTAGACACCCAGAACAAGAACCCCTCCCGCCTGTCCCGGATGCCGGGGGTGCTGCGCAATGGAAGGAAGCAGTTTCTGGTGGACACCAACTTGGGGAAAGAATCCTGGGCGGAGTGGAAGGAATGGGTGGAGGGGGTCAACGACGATTTGCCGGACCAGGAGTGTCTGGCGGAGCTGTGGGGGAAGCTGCCGGAGCTGGCCCCGCAGCTGATCCAGGGGGTACTGCGGCATGGGCATAAACTGCTGCTGACGGGCCCCTCCAAGGCGGGAAAGTCCTTTGCCCTCATCCAGCTTTGTATTGCCATCGCGGAAGGGTGGGCTTGGATGGGCTTTCCCTGCGCCTGTGGGCGTGTCCTGTACGTCAACCTGGAACTGGACCGGGCCTCCTGCCTTCACCGCTTCCAGGACGTGTACGAGGCCCTGGGGCGGCAGCCGGAGCATTTGGAAAACCTGGACCTCTGGAATCTGCGGGGGAAGTCCGTCCCCATGGACAAACTGGCCCCGAAGCTCATTCGGCGAGCTATGAAAAAGAACTATACGGCCATTGTCATTGATCCGATCTATAAGGTCATCACCGGCGACGAGAACAGCGCGGACCAGATGGCGAATTTCTGCAATCAGTTTGACAAGGTCTGTACAGAGCTTGGCTGCGCCGTGATCTATTGCCACCACCATTCCAAGGGGACCCAGGCGGGCAAGCGGAGCATGGACCGGGCATCCGGCTCCGGGGTGTTCGCCCGGGACCCGGACGCCCTGCTGGATATGATCGAGCTGCCCTTGAATGAGGACATCCAGGCCCAGCGAAAGAACAAGGCCAGGGCCGCGGCCCTGACGGCGTGGCTGCGGCAGAACCGGGAGAACTGGCGGGAACTGGCCTCCCAGGACGACCAGGAGAGCGCCGCGGCCATGGAGGGGATCGTCCGCGCCGCCGGTGGGGACCTGGACGCGGCCCTGGCCCTGGCACGGCAGGCGGAGGCGGTGGCCCTGATGGAGAGCGCCTGGCGTATCGAGGGGACGCTGCGGGAGTTCCCAAGATTCCCGCCGGTGAACTGTTGGTTCTCCTATCCCGTTCACCGCCTGGACGAGAGCGGCGTTTTGGGGGACGTGACCCTGGAGGATACGGTGTCCCCGTGGAAAAGGCCGCGAAAGGAGCCAAGGGACCGGAAGCGGGAGCGCCTGGACGCCATGGATACCGCTTTCGCCGCCTGCGACATGGACGGGAGCGGAGAGGTGTCACAAAGGGATCTGATGGATTACACAGGCAAGGCCAAAAGTACGATTCAGAATTGGGTGGATGAGCACCCTGGCTATACACGAGAAAACGGGGTGATACGGAGGGTCCAAACCTCCAAATCGGACCCATGATTGCTTTTTGGAAGGGGGGTCCAAAAAGTACAAATTGGACCCATACAAAAAGTTGGAGGGGGGTCCAAAAAACAGGGGTCCAAAAGGGTATATATAATATACCCTTTTGGACACCCCCTGATTTTGGAACCCACCCCTTGGCGCGAGGCAGGAAGGAGAGGATGCTATGAGCCCCGAGCGGATCGAGGACCTGGCCTATCGAAATACAGGGATGCCGGAGGGCCTGAACGCCGCAGAGCAGATGCTCTTCCAGAGCCTTCGGAGGCTGTACGCCTATGCACGTCTGGTGGGAATGGACCCCCAGCAGGGCCGGTGGGAGAAGTCGGAGCTGCTGCAGGAGTTTTCACGGCGGAGTTTTGAGCTGACATGTATGGAAGCGTCGAACCGGCTTTGGAAGGAGATCGAGGCCGCCGGGAACCGCTTCGGCCGGGAGAGGACTTTGGAGAGCGCGGAAGCGTTTTATCAGGCAGTGTACCGTTGCGGGCTGAAGGATGTTCAGGCGCTGCGTGAGAGACAGGAAGCGAAAGGCAAGGTGAAAAAATGAGAATAGAATGTTTCCTCCCCATGATCCCGCCCACGGCCACCCACCAGGAGAAAAAGGTGACAGTCCGGAGCGGGAAGCCGGTGGTGTATGAACCGGCGGAGGTGAAAGCGGCCCGGGCCAAGCTGACCGCCCACTTGGCCCAGCATCAGCCCAGCCGCCGCCTGCGGGGGCCGGTGCAGCTGATTGTGAAATGGTGCTTCCCCATCCAGGGGGACCACCGGGACGGAGAATACAAGACCTCCAAGCCCGATACGGACAACCTCATCAAGCTCCTGAAGGACTGCATGACGAAGGTGGGCTTTTGGAAGGATGACGCCCAGGTGGCGTCAGAGATCAACGAAAAGTTTTGGGCGGCGGTTTCTGGCATCTATATCCGGGCAGAGGAATTGGAGGCTGCTCATGACGGAATTTGAGAAATCTGTCTACACCGACATGAAGTCCGTGGATCGGGTGCTCTTGTGGGCGATTAAAGCCATTGAGCTGATGGAGTTTTCTGACCTGCTAACAAAGGAGGATATACTCCTTGTTCGTGACCTGGTGAAGATGGAGAAGAAGAAAAAGAAGAAGGGAGGCAAGCGAAATGAAAACATACCCCGAAATGAATGAAACGGTCAAAGACCTGCTGCGGCGCAGTAACGAGCCCATGAGCCTGTATATCCTGGCCCGGTTGGAGGAATTGGAAAATCAGGTGCAGGAGTTTACGATGCCCAACGTCCAGCTGACCCCGAAGGAGCTGCAAGGGATGGAAGGAGAGCCGATGTGGGAGCATAATTTCTACAATGGATGGGTTACCTGCCGAGTAGTGGAATACACAACATCGGAAGCTATCTTTTTTACGGACGGTTCAGCCCGTAGAATAGACGCATACGGAGACGGATGGTTGGCCTATCGCCACAAGCCGGAGGCTAAAACCCAGAGAAAAGGAGGAGTAGTATGAACTGGAAACGAGAAGCAGCGGACAAGCTGCGTAACTACGAAGCCCACCGCCAAGCCCTGCGGAGTATCCCCGAGGAGATCAAGCGTTTGGAATCGGCCTATGCCGGTATCCGCAGCGCCACCAGCGACAGCACGCCGGTCACCGGAGGCGGCAGTACGCGGGAGGACGCGCTGCTGTCCAACATCGTCCACCGGGACGA